CTTCCTGCGATTCTAGCCTATCGTCGAATTGACGGCTTCTTTCTAGCATTTTTTCTTGTTCTAAAGCTAGTTTTTGCTGATCATTAGTGATATCTGCTTGCGTTTTCTGACCTTTTTGATCCACCTCTTGCTGTTTAAGCATAATTAATGGATCTGGGCCAGCCTCCTCGCCGCCTCCTGCTATTTGCTGACTTAATGCGCGTACTGCGGTCATTTCTTGAGCAATAATTTGCGCTACAAGGGCTTCTACCTGCAACATTTGGTCTTCTGTAGGTGGTTGTCCTTGATTTTGCTGCATAAACTGGACCGCTGCTTGCTCTCTGGCTTTTAATTTAACGTGTTCTAGTACGTGCTTTTGCAAAGCCATCACTACATTGGGCATTTGTTGGACTAAACCACCGGCCATAAACGTTAAATGCGCCATAATATGGGCGTCATGGTCTTGTCCCTCAAAAGCTTGTAAGCCAACATCATTAAGAGCGTCTACATTCTCTTGTGCAGGGTCCTTGGGCATTGGCTCTTCAACCTCGGGAGCCTTTAAAATGCTATCAATATCACGAACACCTAACGCTTCGTACATGCGACGATAAGCTTCTTGCGTGTTGTGTAGTTCAGGAGCCTGAGACGCTAGTTGTAACTGAGATTGCGCCAAAGCAATACGTTGCGCTTGTGAGAAAATATTAGGGTTTGACACAGGAACTACGTCTATTCTGTCGTCAAAGTCTGCCGCCATGATATTCTGGTCGCCACCTGCAACAGAATAAGGATATTCCTGCGGTAAAAACTCATGCATAACTCTAGCGAGAATCTTAAATTCTTTTCGCATGGCATAGTGTAAACGCTTGTGTACCGCGCTCATCACTCTCGCACCCTGCTCTAGCATAGCAACCGTTGTACCTACCGCTGCACCTTGATTACCATCCCCTACTTTCATATCGGTAATCGTTGCAAAACGCTGTGCGGCATCCACCACAAACCCTAGCAACTGAAACAACGTCTGATCGGGGCCTTTAAACGGTAAAGGCATCAAGCTGTCCCGTATTGCACCGCCTGGAGCATCGACATCTCTAAACTCACCAGGTTGTAAAGGGTCCGCATCGTCCCTGACCCGTAGGCCGCGGGCCTTAAATCCTGCTGGAAGATTCGACAAGGTTCCTGCATCGATCAACTGACGAAGTGCCGCTGTCGCCGTGCGGGACAAACCACCAATGGTGTGTATTAAACCCAACCCATAAAAGCCAAACCCAGGTAAAAACTTATAGTGAACAAAGTAAGCAATCTTGGTCTTGTTGGGGTCCTCTTCTTTATAGTTGCGACGAATCGCTAATACCGTGCCTTTTTCTTCGCTGATGGTCACAATGTAAGGCAACTTAATTCCTGTTTCCTCACCATCATCATCACGGTCCTCGAAACCCTCTAAGTCAAGCTCTACGTGGAATTCCAACAAATTAACGTCATAGTTAACCGTGGACGACGGATCAACGCCATCTATCTTGTTAATCTCACCTTGAACTTCATTACTTGATGGTTGCTGCGCTTCTAAGCTTACATCGCTATAAAAACCCGAGACTTGCTGCTTTCGCAAATCATTAGCCGAGATCGGAACCACATGCGTGATAATGGGACAAGTTTCTAAGCTAGTCGTTTCATACGGAACAACTAGGTTTTCAGCAGGAACAAAGGTACTAACCGGACGATCTAGTGCCGCATCGTAGTACACTTTCTTGAACGTCGATCCCGCCAAAGGGAGGTAAAACAACATCTGATCAAACTCCGGCGTAAATTCTTCCATGACGCCGGTAATGTAATAATTCATAAACTCTTTGACACGTTGAGACTGTTGTTCTTTTTCTTTGGTCAACGCACCCATAACAACTGTACGGACAGGACCGTCCGGCGGTAAAAGTTCATTGTAGGCTTGTGCTTGGAACTGAGTAGCCGCTTCTGCCAACAGAGGATGTGTTACCCCTGTTGCGCCTCTAAACGGTTGAGTACGCTCTTCGTACTTAAAACCTAATAGCTCAAGGCCCTTGGAATACGTGTTTTCCCACTCATGGCGGGATTCTCTGTTGCCTTCATACTGACCTTGTAGATCATTAGATATAGCACCCAACGTGCCTTGATCTATTTCTTCTGCAAGGTTCCTGTTAAAATCCCCCTCGTCGATTGGGTTCTCGTCCTGTGGATCAAAGTCCACTACAACGCCACCATCTTCTTCTTCTATGATCTCAATCTCACCCATCAAAGAATCGACATCTAAACCCGTTGCTTCGGGAGCGGCAATTTCTACATCATCGATGATTGAAATGTCCACGGCCCTTTCGACCATCGGGGTAATGCTTTCGCCATTAGCCATAAGTTACTTTCTCCGAGCCATAATTCGATCCAAAGTACCGGCTATCTCTGGACTCATTGTTTTTCCCTGTAAGCTACCTAATCCGGCACGAGACATGAACCGTGAGTCGAGGGCCGATTGACGGGACTCTTGAACCGCTCCTCCGTCTTTAAAGCCTAACGCCCCAAGGTCAATACCTAATTTCTCCGCTTGTTCTCTTACGCCTGTTTCGTCCAAACCAAATCCTGCACCAGCCTGATCCAAGGTCATGCCCTGACGTTTGGCGAAGTCTAGCCCACGCATCGCGGCCTCTTGTTCGGTGTATGGGCCTGTGCCTATGGCAGCCTCTTGCGTGTTTAAATATTGCAGTCGTTCATTGTTTTGTGCTAGTTGTTCAGCGGGGGACAGGGGCAGTTTATACTCCATTGTTTCTACAAGCCGTGGCAATGGATTCTCTGTGATAAACGAAGGATTACTGCTTCCAAAAGTAGAACTACCGCCTGTAAGAGGATCGTAACCCCCTCCTGTGAGGTTTTCGCCGCCATAAACTCGACCGTAACCAAAGCGGTTGACAGCATCCATAACGGCTGCGGTATCGGCGGAACCCGTGCCTCCGGTTATACCAAACGTATTAGGTGATGCTATCTCTCCAGAAAGAATAGGTGCTACAGCGGAGGCAATGCTTTCGGCGGTAAGCCCACCTATCGATGCGGCATAGTCACCTATCCTTTGGGCCGCAATATCTTTAGTCTGAGAAGTATTAAATAAATTTTGTATGATTTCAGCTTGAGTTCGATCTCTTGTAGGTGGTACACCTGTAATTGGATTACCGGCAATTGGCACAATTTCTTCGTATTCCTCTGTGATGATGGGCACCGCCACTGGAGAACCGCCCACCCCCACAGTTCCCGTGGTATTGGTGCCGCCCACCCCTGTGCCTATGTTCACTACGTTAGGGTCAACTGGACTAACCAACGGACTGTCAAATTGAATAAGCTCATCTGCGCCCGTCGCTACAATGTTGCCCGTGGTACCCTGAGTACCTACCGTCGTGGTTCCTGTACCGTCAGGATTGATCCCCATCCCTGTGGACGGAAACTGTGCATAAGTTGTTAATTCACCAATATCGGGTCCCGAAGGAGCCGCCGTGCTTTGACCCATCGTAATGGCCGTGGTCGGTGAGCCATCAGCAGTTAAGCCCCGAGTCACTACAGGGGTCCCACGAGTAATCTCTTGGGCCGGAAAATTTATTGAATCAAAAAGGGTCGAGGGCAACGAATCGGCTGTCGTGAAGGCGGGAGAGTCCTGTGAGACAGACGTTAGACGTTGCTCCTCGGGAGGAAGGTAATCGGCTAATCTAGCGGCATAGCTTGGGTTCAAAGTGTCAAACTGAGTAGTCGCTTGAATATCTTCTTGTGTTAACATTGGTGGCAGAAACGTTCTGTCTGAAGGATCTTTAAAAACGCTGCCATCGTTGTACGAGCCAATTTGATCAATAATCGCGGGGGTTCTAGACTCTAGGCCCAAACGTTCTTTCCCTGTAAAATCAAAATTATAATATTGCGATCTTGCCAGATCCACAGGAATGGTCAGGGCCGAGGCAAAAACATCCTCTGACACACTGAGCGCAGGATTGGTTTGAACCTGCTCTAAAAACTCAGCATAAGCTTGCTCTTTAAGAACACGTAGCTCATCGCTGTTAGGGTCTAAGTCAGGATACTTTCTGCGTAGCTCCGCGTTTAAAAGATCAATCTGGGATTGAACCTGTCCGACAGACAGATTTAACGGGGCACGAGTACCCCCTCCAGAAGAACTACCGCCACTACCCGCAAGAGCGTCTTCTTCATCGTCCTGCCTGATGTAGTGCGTGTTTAGTGCAAAGAATTTATTTAATCGCATAGTATTCAGCCGTAATACTGTATCTGTTGTGGTTCAGAATCTTCCCAATCGTCGGTAGGCAATTGAACAAAGTTTCCTTGTCGGTAACGCATTAACGCTTGTGTCGTGCTATCTACCAAGTCGTCATACTCCCCATTTGGAAAGGCTGCACACTCTTCTATAAGCTCTTCGGCCCATGTTTCATCGGGGGCCCATATCATACCGCTTTCAAATAACGGAGCTACACTGTGTACACGCGATACTTTATCATTACCCCTAGAAGGCGTAAAGTTTACCACAGGAATTCCCATGTTTCTTAATTCATGCGTTAAAGGCATACCTGTCGCCTTTGCTTCAATAATTACTGTTTCTGGGTCCCAGAACTTATAAAGCTCATACGCCTTTGCTTTTAATTCAGGAAAGTCCCATCGCCCTTTGAGTGAGTCCAAAAGTATCAGGTTAGGGGTCCCTGACTCGTTTGGAAAGAACACACCCCACGTTGTAATCGCACTATAGTCCGCGGTTTCCTTCTTACTAAAAGCAGTATCGTAACTTTGGATCACGTACTCCAACGCCGGAACCGACTCCTTTTCCCAAAGATTCCACCACTCCCGCTTTAAAATAGACGTCTCATCACCCGTCGGATTCTGCTGATACTGAGCATTCCACTTGCTAACAGGAATAGACGCCTTAACCGCAACCATGTCCGCTTGGCTCCAATACTCCGGCCAACAAGCGTCACCAGACGGTAGCTCCATCGGAAACTCAACAATCTCCCACTGATCAGCCAAAGGATCGCGGGCCATGCTTCGCGTAAGTTGACCCGTCAGATCCTTCTCAGACCAACGGGTCATTACCACGATGATCGATCCTCCTGGTTGAAGACGTTGACGCGGCCCACCCGTGTACCAATCCCACGCATCATCGAAGCCAGCGTTCGACATAGCTGTTTGCTCAGAATGAGGATCATCGATAATACACAAGTCAGCACCGCGACCTGCAAGATTAGAGCCCACCCCAACAGCATAGTACATGCCACCCCGAGCGGTATCCCACCGGCCCGAAGCTTTTGAATCAACTGCAAGTTTTGCATCAGGAAATATCTCCAAGTATTCATCTCGCTCCAAAAGGTTCTTTACCTTGCGACCAAAACCTACCGCAAGTTCCGTAGTGTGCGTGGCTTGTATGATTTTCATTGAAGGATTCTTGCCAATCATCCACGCAGGAAATAAGTAACTAGCAAACTCTGATTTCGTGTGCCGCGGAGGCATATTAATAATCAGACGTTTTAGCTCGCCGGTTGCGACCCTTTCTAATTTTTCAGAAATAATTTTATGATGCTTTCCTGCAATAAACTCAGGCCACATGTTACGTACAAATGGAATAAAATTATTATGAGATGCGTCAATCCGATCAAGTTGAGCGAGTCTCAACTCCAGTTTCATGCGCTGTTCTTCAGGGTCTACGGCCAAGGGTCCCTTGAGCCTCCTTTTTATAAGACATTATAGGACAATATCGTTACGTATTATAACGGCATTTTGCACCAAAACTCATTACTTTTTTTGCACAATTGTTCGTGAGAAACATGCCCTTGCACCCGCCTAGGGGAAATCCCCGCCCCGAATTTTGGACCGAAAACCTAGGTTCTGGAACGATTGGTTTAGCCTCTATTGGCCTAGGGACCCGAACACTATATGTAGTGGTCCGCGGGTAGATGAGAATTTTCTCATTTGAGTTAATTATAGAACGATTGGTTTAGAAGCACGGATCACGGGCCTTTCCGCGGCGGTCGCTATCCTGGGCGAATTATTTTCCCAGGGAATCGACCACTACATGTAGTGGTTACCCTTTACGGTCCTAGGACCTAGGCACCAAACCCGCGGATCTGGTCCCGCGGTACCCAGTTCGCGAGAAAAAACCGGCGGCAGCGGGCCTTGGTTCGTTGCATATGAACCGTTGATAACTATCTAGTGATCATCGCCCGCGGACCGCGGGCCGATTTAACGGACAAAAAAAGGGCCGCTATAAGCGGCCCAATGAAGCGGGATTGGCTACGCGACCGCGTAATCTGTGGTAATGATCAAAGCCGAATCGCGGAGTGGATCTACTCGTTTAATGCGGTTCTGTTTGAACTTTAGACCGACGATCTGGGAACGATGTTCCAAGTTCTTAATATCGCTTTTATCCCCATCGATAACACGGCGTCCCAAAAAAATATCCGGCATTGGTCCGTTAAAAACCACAGATATCGGCGCGTCCGTTTTCAATGCGAGATCCACTTGTTTTTTATATTTGGGTGCCGCGCTATAAGAAAACATCAGTTGATAGTTAGCTGGCGGATTTTTTAAACGGTGCCCGCGTTTCGTATAATCGTAAAATTTCAAATCTGGGAACGCTTGCGGAATTGATCCATTCGATTTGAGTTCATAAGGAATATCTGAATAGACGTTTAAGCGAACATATCCAACGACACCTGTTCGTTTGCATAGTAGATCAAAATTCTTCAGTTCTTTTTTCAATTGGGACAAAAAAGAAAATCTATCAGAATGATACCAATCGGTTTTTGCTTGCCGCGCTTGGATAACAGAATCGAAACACCCGCGCCCAGAACCAACGATACACGGCCTCGCACAGTCGGCATTATGTCGCGACGGGCAGATAATATCGTCGGGATATAGCGATAAACTAGCTACCCGTATATCGGCTTTGGATTTCTGGGATTTTTCAATTTTGGTATTGGTATTGGCGGTGTCTAATAATTTCATTTTATATGCTCCCTTAGTTACCATCTTTTCCGGCTGCCAACGTCATTTCAAAATACTCTCGATAATAGATGTAGGTATCGTCGGTTTCTTCCTCATAATCTTTTTTTGATTCATAACGATCAATGGCCGATTCAATCCAAACCTTATGATGATTCCGGCGGGATAGCGCGGTCTCAATATCTTTTTTAGTAATCGGAAATTGTCCGTCGTATAAAACGTCAAGATCATCGCCTTCAGACAGATACGTTCTAATTTCCCAATTATTACCATCAGTAATATATCCGCCGTGTTTTTGTTTCATTTCTCTGAAAAGTTTTAAACGGGCGGCCATAATCGAGGTCAATGGGATATTTAAATCTTTTGATAACTTCATTTTATATCCTCCAAACCGGCGTTGAACCGTGCAAAAAGATTTCGCGGTTGATATCCATTGAATCTGAACACGAATAACAATCTGGGTAATTTCCGCGGGTTCCGCGGTTAAAATCGCCGCGGATATATTCAATTTTAGAATCTGACTTCCTTTTAAACATTTCGCCGTTTTTAAGCTTCCTTAATTTAATAACCATAATAGGGCCTTTACATAATGCCGCGAGCCAATCCCGCGACTTAGTTAATTATAAGGCTTTTATGTGCATATAAACAATAGGCATAAAAAAAGGGCCTTATTGGCCCTTTTTGGTGGTTTCCCGTCGATTTTAAGACTGGGTATTTTTTGCGATTTCTAACAGTGTTTTTACGTCGGCAGCCGTCTCTTTTTGGCCCGCCTCCGTAAGCGCGGGGATTAATTGATTTTCGATATAAACCAAAAAAATTTTAACTGTCGATTCTCTCATCATTTACGCCGCCGCCGCAACGCGGTTCCAATCGCGTGAAGGTAAGTCCAAAACACGGCCGCCTAATTTATGCCAATCGTCTACTAAATCAGGTTCAGAGTTATTTGCGACCGCCGTAACGGCGTTAACCAACGTGGCGCGGGAAATGGGATTTCCCGCGTACCCAGATTGGCCGACGGTTTGAAGTAAACCGTCTAGGACGTTTGACGTTTGAGCTTTTGTTAATTGAAGCACTGTACCAAGATTAGAAACCGCGGTTTGGGCATCCGATTGCACTACATCCGCGCCCGCATTTTTGAACTTAGATAAAGTCTGATCAAAGTTTTCGCGGCTAGAATAGGCGGCCACGTAGTCACGCATTTTTAAAGCCGTCAGTTCGTTATCTTTTAACTTGGTATCATCGGCAAGCAAACCAAACGACTGTTCCCCGCGAGCCGATTGAATATGCGAGGATCTTTGGATATTTGAAGTTTGCATACCGTTGAGACATGCCAACGTCCAAACCATTTCGGCCACAGAAATCGAACCTAAACCGACCTCGGAATTACTAATAACGATTCCCGCGGCCATTTCATCACCTACCGCGGCACCCGTGCCCGTGAAAAGTTCCGACTTTAAACGAATGTACATTTTTTGATCGGTAACTGTCGCGTGAACGGCCCGCCAATCCGCCGATTCGTTCTCTAATAATGGCGGGAGCGCGGCTTCCAAAAGATCATAATTATCAAAAGTTTTAAATGCGTCACTGACAAAAGCACGGCCTAGAAAATAATTTTCCGTGTCACTAGTGTACGCCCGTATCATTCGATTATTGGGTTCTTTTTGAAAAATTGCGTTCACCAAGTTATCCAGTTCGACGGGGTATTCATCTTGGAAGCGGCGAAAATCCCGCGTTGCAATTCCGGCTTTAGTCGCGAGTTGATTCATTGCCACTGGGTTTAAAGCAGTAACCAAAGTGGGCATACCTTTATCGGCTTCAATGATAATTTCGCTCACATTTTCAGAAGGGCCTTTATAAGCGTCATTATGATGCGGTAAATATCCGGCCGTTGTAGTTCGCAATTGCATATTATTGGTATTTTGGACGATATCGGCTTTGCGAGTTTGCGCTTTGCTTAATTGATCCAATAGTCCAGACAGGCTTCCATTCAAACTGTCTACGCGATTAAATTCTCTGTTCATTTCTGATTGGTTCATTTTTTACACTCCAGTGTGTTTAATTTAAGGGTGTCTTTAGAAGACACGGTTATTATATACGCATACTTTTCTTATATGCAAACCTCAATTTGGCTTATATTAAGGTGCGATTCCCGCGCAGCGGCGGTTAAATCGTCGCGAGGGACATCCCAGAGAACCATGTACAGGCAGTTGTCCGAAATCCGCCGGATCTCAGATCGCCGCCCGCCATTATGGATATGCCGGTATTCTGGCTTAGTTTG